GTTACATATATTATATAGTAGGTTAGAACTCCCATCGTAGGTACTGCCCCTACCAATCTCCGGTTAACAGCCGGGCCCGTTCGCTTGCTCGGTCGATGGGAATAAGATGCTTCATAAAGAAGCAATATTCCTGAAGGGATTTGAACCCTCCTTTCTGCCTTGAAAGGGCAGCGTCCTAACCACTAGACGACAGGAACAAATGATTAAGGCCGGTGAGGTATAAACTAGTCCCATTCTCCGTTTACTTTCCTTACCTTAATCGCACCGATGCTTGATATGCTGCAGACATATCAACGGAGAGAAAGGGAATCGAACCCCCGAGGCTGTTACACCCAGCTGTTTTCAAGACAGTTTCCTCGACCAACCGGACCCTCTCCTTATATTCGGTATTCGCAAATAGCAAATACCAACGACCCTGAGGAGGTTCGAACTCCCGATCCCCTGCGTGACAAGCAGGTGCTTTCAACCGCTAAGCTACAAGGTCAAATAGGTAGGTTACGGGACTATGCTTTCGCTCCTGATGGGTAGCCAGGCGTAAATACCAACACTCTGCTGGATTACCATTTCCCGTTATTTCCTTTAGCGTTTACCTAAACAGGATACCGAAGTATCCAAGCGGAATATCGGATTTGAACCGATGACATCAACCTTGGCAAGGTTGCGTTCTACCACTGAACTAATTCCGCAAGTGGATCACAAAGGAATTGAACCTCTGAAGAAATTATACCATAGGGCGCCTAGTGATAATTTCCCGTCCAACTGACCCAAATGTTGCTACAAAGTAGCAATGGAGAATACCAGAGTCGAACTGGTGACAAATGCTTGCAAAGCATCCGTTTTACCACTAAACTAATCCCCCATTTGGCGACCATTTTGTTAAAGCGGTATAGCCGAACCACATCAATGGAGAATGTATGGACCATTCTCAAGTCGGAGTATTCGGATTTGAACCGAAATTATTCCTGCTCCCAAAGCAGGTGCCATGACCAAGTTAGGCGATACTCCGTTCTTCGTGATGGTGAATTTGGTGACAGTTAGCGCAAAGAACTTCGCACTTTTCTGCTTCTTCTTTAATAGAAGATAAATTGCGTCCACCTTTAATCATATTAGAAATTTCGTGCTCTTTATCTCTATAATGATGAAATTGCAAAGCACGATAATCATCAAATCCACAACGATTACATTTAAGTGTTTTCTTCCACTCTATGTATTCATTTTTAATTCGCTCTTTTCTGGGTTTTTTAGAAAGTGAATAACAAGAGACACACAAATGTCTTTTATATTCAATTCCATTTATTATGCCAGCATTTGCGAACTTTTGTAGTGACTTAACTTCACCACACATTTTACACTTTCTATTTTCCATTTGGGAATTCAATTGACGTTCCCAAATATTTATAAGACAAAACCGAAGTTTTGTCAAGTGGGAGAGAAGGGAATCGAACCCCCGATGGTTCCTATGTGACGGTTTTACAGACCGCTCCTACACGTATTGCCGACAGTAGGCACTCTCCCAAAATAGTGTTATTGCTTTGCCATTTAAGACGAGGAGTATAAGTCCAGCAAAAAGATATAGAAACATTGTTTCATAATAGGTGCCCCTATTAACTCCCGTATTACTACGTTAAGGAGATATCCTTCATCATCACTGATGAACACTAATGGGTCTGGTGGGACTCGAACCCACAACTTCCAGGTTAAAAGCCCGTTACTGCTACCATTGAGTTACAGACCCAAATAATAAAGGATTTATATTCGGTTGTCTAGGTGCTTGGTGGTCTCTCAACCACTCCTTAAGAATACCACAGAGACCGTTGCGGGTCAAGTGGTGTGTGCCAGTTCCGAAAGTGGATTTGGCAGTTGGGGTCTCGTTCCCCCACCGATTTACTTAGAATACCACCTTTCAGACCGTTGTGGGTGATTGGTGGTCACTTGTGAAACTGTCACAAGGTAACAAAAAAGGGGAGGAAACTTTTGGTTTCTCTCCCCTTTTACTTTTATGTTTGAATGGTTTATTCGTTCATAAAAGTAAAAGAGGACTGACTCGCAATATGTCCGCGTGAATCCAGATTGGTATTGCTACCAAGTGGATATGTAAATTCGGGTTTTTGCGAAACGATGGTCATCTTTGTTTTACAAGTGTATTTTATTTATAAGACTTTTTTGGAAAAAAGTCAAGCAGGCACAGAGGGACTCGAACCCCCAATCGTCATCTTAGAAGGATGTTGCATTATCCATTATGCTATGTGCCCATGATGAGAGGGGTATCCCACACGAAGTTACTTACGGATCACGCTTCGTAGCCTTATGGATCCTGCCAGAGTTAATCTGGTGGGTAGGAATCCCTCCCCAATTCCAGTTTCTTACTACGTCATTCCTTACCTAACTGGCAACCTTCAGGAAAACGTGGGACTTACAATAAAGGAGTTTGACCTCCCCTGCCCATAAGAGTATTTTACCACTCCTTTGAACATCCGTCAACCCATGGGGAACAAATTCTCATGGGAGGAGCGAGTGCCTTACATTCCTTACTATAGCATACAGTATCGTCATTTGGCAAGTCCTGATACCGTGATTGATATTTCTTATTTGCTTCACGAATAATACGATCATACTCTGGAGTTACAGAATCAATTGCCCTATCAATATCTCTCGGAATTCTTCTATTTAGTTTATCAGAATCGTTGATAATGAACTGATTGAGTATTGTTCCTGGAAAATACGTTCTTTGTATTTCATCAAATAAATCCCAAATAACATTTTCTTTGATGTGTGTACATTGTGAAAGTGTAACAATAACAGAAGACAATATAATTCCTATGATCGCATATTGTTTGATATCTGGTTTTTTATTTCCAAAGTTAAACATAGGAAGGGGAAGTTTGCACTCCCCCTATATATCAAAGTTTAGGCATCAACAAGAACCAATCGTTTAGCATAGTCATAAGCATATTGTGTTCTTGCTCCATGATGTCCCCACGAAATCCAATCATAGGCATAATCCATATACCGATCAATAGATTTACCAGGAGTTTTCATTTTACCTTCAATATCTTTCCACTGAACTTCATTGGTCAGATAACGAAGTTGTGTATGAAGTGATGATGGAGAACCACCATATCTCCGAGCAAAGTTACCCAATCCATAATAACGATTAGCGGATGTCCATTGAATCAGTCCGTAACCGCCTCCGCAGTTACTGTAACTGGTTTTGCTACCACCTTGACAAATGTTAGGAACGAAAGTTGATTCCTGACGAATGTTACCCATGATGGTAGCAAGGGCGTTTTTATCTTTAATACCACGATTCTGGAAGTACGCCAGAGTAGCATTTTCTTGTTCATTACACCCTTTACAAATTAACCTTGTCTCTTTAGGCGTTTCGGGAGCAACCATTCTGGTCGCTGTCTTTGATGTAGGCTCCTCACGAATAATAGAAAATGGTTGAGGACCATTCACAGGCGGAGGAGGAAACACAGAAGGCAGTGTTGCCGCATTGGTTGTAACCGTTGCCAGAAGGGGCAGGGTTACTGTAAAGAAGTTTTGCATTTAGTTTAATAGAACTCTACATCCGTATAGAAGAGGGGTACACCACAACCCTCTCGGGGGGCATCTTCCACGGCTCTAATTGTCACGATCAAAATCTCATGATGTGAGACCCTGCTCATAACAGGGATTTGCACATAATAAGTTAATATTTAGGATTTGTCAACTGTACCAGTTTGTAAAGTGTCCACTCCTAAATAAGGTATATCAATCTTTAGAACAATGAAAAAGCTTCTTTTAGCATTTTCGTTATTCTTTATCACTCCAGTAAGTGCCGCTGAAATAACATCCAAAATCACTGACTCTGTACAACTGAATGTACAAGGAGCAGCAGTCCAATCAACAAGAATTGGAGCATCATACTCAGTTTCTGGTTCCAACATTAAAGCAACAACTTTTGGTGGCGTTGGAACTAGTGGTGCATATGATGTCAATACTGCAGGTCAAGCATTTAGTTTTTCTGAAACTAAAAATGCCGCAGATACTCCAGTAACTTCACAAACATGGTCCTCGGGTGCAATTGCATCTCCTAATCTTTATGGTGATAGTGTCACACAATTAGCAGGAGACAAAGGAACTCTTGCTGGTACATTATCACCTACAGGTGTTCCGACTGTAACTGCTGGTGGATCTGGTACAACAGCAACAGGACAAAGATCTATTGAGTTAAGTGTATTCAAATGAAACTTATAACTCCCGTTTTGCTTTTGGCAACGGGAGTCATTTGTACTCCCGTTTATGGTGAGTCGGTAGTTCCAAATTTTACAAGAGGAACTATTACGGCAACAACAGAAACATCTACAAGAATAGTAGAGACAATACGTCAAGTTGAATATACTACTGGTACATCATACACTGTGACTGGAACAAATATTAACATTCTTGGTACTCCATCACCAGGTACAAGTTACAGTATTATGACTCAAGGTGCTCCATTCCAGTTTAGTGAAACCTATCTCGGACCTGGAGTGGCAAAAGAAACATGGATAGAAAGAACAACGGAACAACAATCTACCACAAATTCTATATCTGTCTTTACGCAGTAGCATTTTCATTGCCCGCAATCGCACAACAGGCACCGTCTAATACTAACATAGCAGGTCCAAGTGCTAGTGCTACAGGTAGTGTGACCAATCAGGCAGTACAAGTGCTACAAGGTCCTTTTGCACTTAATACATATGGTTCTGGAGTATCCTGCCAGGGTCCCACAATGAGTATTGCTCCATTTGCTTTAGGAAATACTAGTGGAAGTCAAGATCCAGCAACTTACCAATCTCAAAGTGCAAATTTTGGTGTAAGTATGGGATTTAATTTTCCCTTAGATGGATCACTACAAGAACTCTGTAAGGCAAGAGCAAGAGTTGAGATTACTAGACAACAAGCAGAGGCAGACAAGGCAAGATTGGATTTTGAGTTAGTTCGTCTTCTTAAATGTGGTGAAGCAATTAAAACTGGTATTAGTTTTCACCCAAGTAGTCCATATTATAAAATATGTGCCGATGTAGTTGTTAAATATCCAACTATCCAACAATCGGTAATAAGAAAATGAGTACGATTCCTTATATCGGATCTAATGAAGTACAACAAATAGGTATTCAGGGTCCAAGTATCATACCTGCGATTAATCCACCAATTGTAGAATCAACTTCACCACCAGTAATCAGGGGATTAGAACTACCAGTGTTTCGTGCTCCCGATCCCACAATCAATTATCCAGTGATTGATGTTCCAACTCAAGAAGAATTTGATGCTGCAGTAAGAGCAGAAAAACAAAAACAACAGGAAGCAACGGAGGAAGAAAAAACAAGACAACTACCAGATAGCAGAATCCCCACTCCCCAATTACCTCAGGTTACTCAAACCTCACCATCTGATCGGGTAACTACTGAACAACCATCCACAAATCTAGGAGTTCCTATAATTGAAGTACCAATCATCGGGCAAATTCCAATTCCTCCTAAAGAGCAGGTTATTCTTGCTGGCACCACTGCTACTGCTTCTGTTGCTGCGGCTCTTGTTGGGAAATCTCTGGTGGAATGGATGGTAGGTAAAATGAAACCTATCGTTCAGCAGATACTTGTAAGGGGCAAGAAACTCTTAAAAAGAGATCTCACCCCATATGAACTTCAAATATACTTTGCGTTTGAGAAAAGTCAGTCTCTAAAGAAAGTTAATAAGTTACTCAAAAAAGAACAGAAGAAAGACAAACAAAGGCAATACAAAGAGTTTCACGAAAAGTGATTACTTTTTACGCTTCGCATCCAGTTCAGCAAAGTTCTTGACTTTTGCGCCTCCATCATAAGTCCAAGCATAACCTTCAACAATCATCTGATCATTAAGTGATGTTGGTTCGTCATTAATAAACAAATGTCCAATGATTCTTCCATATTTTTCAGTAGAATCTGGAAGTTCAGTCTTGATGAGAATGTTCTTAGCACCTTCACAACGGTGCTTCAACCACTCTTTTGATTCAATCCCGTATTTCTTTTCGTTTGCGTCTGCTGTGCGTGACTCTGGAGTATCTACACCAGCAAGACGAATTCTTTTTGTAAGAGAGATATCAAACCCCAAATCAATATCTGCGTCAATCGTATCACCATCGACGACTTTGTGAATTTCACGAATTCTGTAGATATAAGGATCTTTGTTTTCCATCAGAAGGGTAATCCAAACTTCTGAGTATTTAGTTTGGGAATAGGTAATTTTTCAAATGCTTTATTGACCTGATTTTCTACAACCTTACCAACAAACTGCTCTGGGTTGTTGAGAATTTCTTCTGCTTTCTGATAAGTCACATAAGCACCATAACAGAGTACTCCACTAATGAGAATGCTTGTCGTCGATAGAATGATTGATATGTTACTTTTCATTTCTTTTTTCCACCCTTTTTAATTGTTCTTTTGTCTGGTCTCGATTTCCCCCCCTTATGAATCCATTTAACCATCTTCCATTTCCTCAAATGCTAATCTTAATATGTAGTAAATTACATATGCAGTAAATGCTAACCCAATACCCAGAATTGTTATTACACCCCAAGGCAATTCACTCATTCTCTTCCCTCCTGTTTATGAATCCAAATCTTCAAATCTTTCACATATTTTCTTAAGATTTCTGCTTGAGAGAGATGCCACTCATCACCAGTCTTAAGATGCTGTCGAATATGTTCATCAACAGCATTTAAGCAGTGTTTAATTACAGGATTCCACGGCTCCCGTATAGGAGTGTTCCATTCTCTGGGCATAATACCTCATTTTTTCTTGCCGCCATTCTTTGCCTTTTTAGCAGTAGCATTACCTTGATTTTGTTTTGGAGACTTTCCTCCAGCAGATCCTTTTTTACCTTTGTTTGCAGATTTAGACATCATGCTCCTGTGCGTGGTTGTACTTGACCTTCCTCCAGTGCCTCAACTCTTTCATCCAAAGATGCTGTTTCAACATTTGCTGAAACAGGTGATTCTACTGAAATAGGTGGTTCTGGAGGTGCTTCTACAACTTCCTCTCTGCGTGGTTCTGTTTTTTTCTCATCATCATCACCACCTTTCTTCATTGTATTAATACCAAATGTCGCAGCAGATGCCGTAAATACTGTAGCAATGAATGTAGGATCCATCTTAGGAAGAAGACCCGCATAACTAGCAGTAAGCAGAGCAGCAGACCAACTCAAAATCGAAACACGAATAACAGTACTCATACATTTACCTTTTTTTTCGTTTTCCATTTTTCTAGTGTGAAGTTAACCTTTTTTCCAAGATTCACCTTCTGCCTTTCTTCTACGAGCAAGACCTGCTTCTACATTTGAACCAGGATTTCTGTAGAGGTACAAAGCATCTGGAACTAAGTCCCATTCTTTATTCTTCAGACGTTTGGTGATTGTATTAAAATTATCACCCCCATAAAAACCAGCACCAAGATTATAAGCAAAACTAAGAAGAGCACCTCTTTTTCCATCAGACATTTCACCCCAATGAGGGATTTTACGAAGTGATGGAAGAAAATCTTTCTTACATTGCTCAATCAAAAGTTCATCTGCTTCTGCCTGAGTAAGAGTATCTCCCATCTTAAATGCAGAACCATCTTTCTTACGGGTGGAACCCCAACCAATCGTGATTGGAAGATTTCCAGTCAGAGGATCTGGATATGCCTTCAGATGACATCCCTCAAATTCTTTAATCAATTTGATGCCCATTTGTGGGACATCATCACCACTAGTCACATTCACAGGTGCTGCAGTCACATTTGCCGCAGCACTTGACTTTTTTCCTCTATAAATTTCTGCCCAGTCTACATTATCCTCAAGAAACTTAACGGGTAGATTATCTTCTAACCATTGAACTGCCTTGACATGATTAGGGTTTCTTTCATCATAAAATTTAAAAAAGTTATGAAGATCAATTCTTGCCATTGTTACCTCCGAAATACTTTTTATAAAGTTGTTGTGCTTCTATATGTTTTCCATGATTTGTAAGATCTTTAATACGTTGTAAGATCTTTCTTTTAAAACTAATCGAATATTCTTCCCCATCCATCATTTCCTCCTGGACACCAACGATGCTTAAGCATTGCCTTTGTATAAATGGTTTTCTTACCATTCGTTACTGGACCTGTATAGTTATCATTACATGAACCATAAGGATCATTGACGAAATATCCTTTCTCATCGGGTGTTTTACCGATGACTACAACCATGTGTCCACCAGTAGGTGCAGATAAAGAACCCCTATGCAGGATACCAATAACAACAGGTTTTCCAGCATCAAGACTCTTATCAATATCAGCAAAAGAAAGATTGTAACTAAAGTGTGACTTAACTCCATAAGCTGCCAGAACTCTTGTCTGTACCGCATGGTCAGTTGTATCACCAATCTCAAATACTTTCTTGACATATTCATCATCACCTTTAATGCTTCCTGGCTTGAGGAATGCAAGGCACATAGCACATGACGAACTGTTACAAGTTCTATGTGCATCTCTATAATTGTCTACTTGATTGAAATAAGGGACATTCAGAACTGCTGGTGTTGGTGGTTTTGTTCTGTAAATACCAATCCAATCAGTTTCAGAATCATCCAAAAACTGTGCGGGTAAATTATCTTCTAACCACTGAACTGCTGCTACGTGATTTGAATTACCATCATCATAAAATTTAAAAAAGTTATGAAGATCTAGTGTCATTTTCTTCTCCTATGAACTCTAATGAGAAAATTTCATGATTTAAAATATTAGGATTCAACCATTCACTAAACTCAGATAGAATCGC